TTGCTCTATTGGATGACATTAATTATCAATCAATACCACTAAACCCATAGCTTGGATCAGTAATTTTAGGATTGGCTCCTAATGTTATGGTCATTGTTCTATTAAGTTTGTGCAATTCGAATATCTGTATCAATAAGTTCTGCTCAGGAGGCATTGATCCATTAACTATTGATCTCTCATTATTGTTTGTTCTTGTTATCAGTATCCTTCCATAACTCGTATGAGTGAAATCAGCAATTCTCTTCCAATAAGGATGTGAGGTATGCACTGAACTTAGCATTCTTCTAGTCACTGTTTCATATTCAAAGTCAGGAGTCATAATTCCTAATGCGAATTCAGCTAGTTTGGCATCAAGACCTTCATCATGCAGAGTATTTGCCAGATTAGTCAGCAGTTCAGTTGGACTGACATCTTGATCATGTTTGGTATCATCTCCTAATTCAGGATTATTCACATCATTGAAAAATTCTCTAACTCTCCTCTCATCATCATCATCCATCATCTGATCTGCAATTGCATGTAGGTCATCGTACTCATATTCTATTTGCATGTCTACAGGTGGATTATTCCCACTGAGTGACACACCATCGATATTACCAATATTTGGTACTGAGAAGTCGGTCAGTTCAAGTCTCTGAGATAATGATTTCCTGATCCATGCCAGTTCCACACTGCGAATTTTATTAGCAGTAAATCTTTCGACATAAAGATTTATATCATCTTCTGATAATGGAGTTCTCTCTCTCCACTTCTTTATAAAATGACTAACTCTACCATCATCGATGCATTCGCTTGCAATCTTGCTTGATGATGTGTCATTGAGAGTTTTGCTAGTTATAGTCATAGAAAACAATGTCATTTTGCGTCTTCCATCATCATATGCATATTCATTATCCGTCACAACTCTCATATAATCTCTGTTGTCTTCTATCTCAACATCATACTCATATTCGCTTAGATTAACTATTTCATCTTTATTTGTTCTAGTGACAGCCCAACCTTCAATGCCTTCTTCGGCTATGAGTCTGCCACTATTAGATATTCTTAGACCCTTAGTAACTTTATTACCTATACTTAGCTTTGTCAGCTCATCTGCAACCACTCTGGACTGATTTGTTCTGATCTCATTTGATGATCTAATATGTGTCACATCATTATCAACAACAATAGAGAAGACATTGCCTGCAACTTCAATTTGATAGAGTCCTGTGCCTTCCCATCCTAATTTCTCCCCATCAACTATCACTCGGTTTTGTCGGACTGTCCAGCTAGATATGAAACCGCCTTTGAGTGATTTGATCAATGATATAGGTGTATCTATACCTGGTAATAATACTTCTTCAGATATTTTGTCTATATCATGTCTCATTGAATTGGCCTTTCTATTCTCTTTGTAGGTTATTAGAAGACATATGACTAGGATTTCTCTTGATGACCGGTTCCTTGCCAGTAATGTTCGTATTCTGTGAGGTTTAATATTGAGTACTATATTTGACACATTCTTCCGCTTCACACTAGAAGTCAATGGTCCAGTCAATTCAAGAGTTAGTGCATTGATTTCATCTTGATTATCAGTGACAACATTGGTCCATGTTCTATGCGATCTCATGAAATTATTTCTAACATTCGCAGTCACGACACTAGAAACATTTGTAGGATGAATCGGTGCAAGTATCAGAACAGTAGATGGTTTAACTCTAAAACCCCTCACAAAGGCTGCTAATTGGGCATTTGTGTGAAATGGACTGTTTTCCACAGATTCAGGATAATCCTTACTCAGCCATGGAAACACTCTCTTATAGTCATGTAGTGCCTTTTGGCATGTGGTATCTGAATATTTTCCTCTAATTCCAAACCAAAACCAACTGACAACATCTATCAGTCCTATTTCACTATAGGCAAAAGAAGGTTCAAACAATATTTTCACTAATCTTCTAGTTGTTACTAAATTGGATTTGTGGTAATGTCTTATTTTTGGATATCTAATTTGATTTCCCATCTCATATGATGATCTCAAAGGATATAACAGATTCATTTCACTCTCATTCAATGTCCTATCTGAAAGAATAAATGCTGGATTAGCAAGGAGGAAATTTATTGATACTTTCTGTTTGACGATCCCTTTACCTTCTAAGTCTTCTGCAATGTTGATCTCTCTGTCAGTTGTAGTCATAATTACTACTGCCCTATAAAGGACATAAGCAGATAGACTATAAACTTTGGATGGTGTGTCAAATGTGAAACCAAGTGCAGCATCGGTATTGCCTGCTTTCTCATATATCCTATGAATCTCATCTTTCATGCTGCTAGATTTCTTATCATAGAATATTCTCGGATTCATTTCTCCATACTCTCTCCAGTCTTCGTTGAGGTCCAATCTTTCCAAGAAGTTGAAATAATTTGACATCGAATATGAGAATAGATTCAATCTGTATGTTAGTGTTCCATCCTTGGTCATCAGAGCAACATTATTTTTCAAGATTTTATGCTCAATCTTGTTTGCATTTTCATTTGTGCTTATCAGCTTATACTTTGCGCTATTGTGTCCTAACATGCAGACTGTAACAAGCGGCTCGAGTGGAAAGAAACCCAATGATGGATGAGGATACTCAGCTGCATTCTTTGCAAATTGCTTAAATGTATCTGGGAGAACCATTGATCCCAATATTGAATAGTGAGTCTCAGCCTGACATATCTGTGCAATATCACATAGCAAAACAGAACCTCCAGCTTGCAACAATTGTCTTCTGAGATTAGACCACATATGTAATTCTTCTTCAAAACTAGATGATACATTTGCTACCAATGTTGATGCAGCAAATTTAATCAGAACAGATAATTCTGTATTTGCTACAATCCATATTGAGTTGAACTCATAAACATCATTAATGACCACACCATTTGTAGATTTTTCTGTTGAATCTCTGGCGCACCAGTATTTCATCATGGCAATTTTTACAAGAACCATGAATCTGAAAGCTGACATAGCGCGATAACGATGTTGTGCTGTATTCCTAAATGTCAGTATCCTTTGGCAACCTGAATCATCTGAAGTCACCTGATCTACATTGCTGTAAGATTGCATGTCTATATCTTGTGTGTTTAGATATATGATCTCAAACCTCTTATTAGTTATCAGAAATCCAGCATGAAGAACACCAAAAGTTTGGCCAAATATACCTTGCATGAAATTTGATCGATTCTTCAAGAAAATTTCTCCCTCATTGACAATATCATTGTGATCAGATTCTCCCAAGAATTGGTCTTTCAATTCATTTATTGAAGGCTGAAAACTATTGGTATCACGTTTCTTCAAAAACTGATCAAGCATTGAATTTGGAAGCTTTAGCTTCTTATTGGTCACTAAGTTACAAACTAACGCTATAAAATGTCTTATATCTGGAAAGTCTTTGAAAAGAGAAGAAGAAAAAGTATATAGAATTGACATTACAAACTGCTGACACCATGTCGCAGCATCTGATGAGTCTAGACATGTGCATGTCACAAATTCATCTGGTGCACCTTCAGATACGATTTTTTTGTGCGCAATAACATGTTGCTGAAATGATGTCATTCTAGCATGTTTTTGTGTTCCTTTTGTCATCATCTCATTGGGCAACATCTGTCCAACAGACTTGAATAACATCTCAGTGCAATCAGCTATCAATCTATCTGCCATTGTCAATACAAAGATCTCTCGAACACCTGTTAACTGGTTCTTCTTAAATAAATCAGCATAGAACCCCTTAATTCCTGATAATTTCATGATCTTTGGAATAACCTTATGATACTCATACTCATCTATTGATTCGATGAGATCAAGAATGGCTTGTAAACATTTCTTTCTTCTTGGGTCCTTCTGGTTATGAATGTGTCTGACTTCTTCAACATATTCTGCACTGGCTTTGAATGTGGCAAAATCTTCCATAGTCTCTTTCATGTTCATTTGGAAGTTGCTTTCAAATTCCTTTTTAAAACTACCAGTTCGCCTGTCTGCCTCTTTCCTAGTCATGTCTCCTATGAATTTTACATACTCAGCATCAAATTCATGAGTTCTGGGTTCTTCACCACTTTCAAAAGATCTCAATCCCATACATTCAGGTCGTGCATCTCTCATTTTCAATTCGAGATCTATTATTTTATTGAATATCTGAAACTGACATTGCATCGCATCACCTTCATCCTTGTTATGACCTACACCCATGTATGATAAACTTATGGCCTGTTCAGCACTTTCTATGTTCTCCAATGTGACCCATGATTTCAATCCTTTCCAATAATCTCCAGATGGTACATGTTTTGATATATCATCTGATTCCATCAAACTATCATCCATAGATCCTATTTCACACTTATGTCCTTCACGTATGGGCCTACAATCATTCATTATTGACATAACATGTTTAACTCTCTTGTATATCCAAACATCTAATCTTGTCCTAGGTTTTGGGAACTTCTTAAGTATCGCCAATGGATGGACATTGATGATTCTACCAGTCATTGCTTTCATGTATGCATATCTGATGTTCTGAAGAATGTCAGTCGTTCCTGCTTTGTCAGAGACAGTTGTCAAAAGATAAACTCCCAATTGTGCAACCAACTCTCTATTGTTGAATGACTCATTCAGATCTTTAAAAGACAGTTTGTTAACTTCTAATAAGGTTGCTGTCATGAGAACCATTTTTTGAGTGAGACCTAGTGTCACTGATATTCTGTGTCTATCTGTTGACACAAAGTCAAAATAAGCCCAATCATCACAAACTGATATTGGCTTCCTACCAGGTAAGCTGAATTGAATATCACTTCTGATTAAAATTGAATAAAAAATGTGTTTGCTCACAGTAGTTGGATGCAGTAACAAGAATATATCTCTATCTGGATGTTTCTTACAGATAAACTCATCTTTCTCTACCTTCCTTGGAATATCTAGGTTAACTTCTTGACTAATCCAGTCTATTATCTCACAGTATGCTATTAGTCGAGTTTTCTTTATTTGATCAATGAAATGTAATGACCCTGAATCTTCTCGATTGTATCCTTCATAACCGCAATTTGCAATATCATATGCTTTATTGACAAGATTATCACTTAGATTGTGGATGCACTCGGAATCTCGCTCAAGTAATGGCTGTTTCATTATGAAATCTTCAATATCAGCCGTCTCACAATCAAAAGACATGATCTTTTGCTGACTTTTTCTTTTTAGCTTCATGGTCTCATTCTCTTTGAATGATTTAGCTTGCACACCTTGAAGCGCTAATAGATATCTGCAATTTTCATCTATATCAGCCTTACATAAATTCTTTATTTTGTCTTCAGTCCTTTGCTTCTTCCATTTGACATCAGATTTAAATCCTTCAGCATCATTTACTATTGATTCGAAGTCACGACTACTTGATACTGAAAAAATGGATCTCCATAACATTTGTATATGGCAATCATAATTATACTTATTAGGGATTTGACCAATAGTTTTTATGTCTTGAAACCTGATTAACGGATGATTGATGATTGATTTGTTGACATTCCTAACTTCATATCCAGCTAGATCTTCATACTCATCAATGAATTTCTTCCCAGTCAATTCGTCTTTTGGTATTTGTTTCATTTTAGAATAAGCTCTTTTCCCGACATCTATCATTTTGAGATACATCTTATTTTCATCATAAGTTATCTCGTCTATTTGTTGCTTAACTTCCTTAGTTATTAACGGCAAAAGAATCTGATCACTGCTCGGAAGACTTAGGCTCGTTATTGCTTGAAACATGGATTGGATTTCCTTTTGCCTTGCTTGATCTGCATCTGACTTTGAAACAACATTGTCTTCAAGCATTTTATTGTAGATTCCTAGGAATATTGTGTAAATGTGACACATTGAATTTATTATATTTTGTGGGAATACCACTCTGGACTTCACAGAATGTCTTGAGACAATTATCGGTACAACTGGAAGTACAACACCCAAATCACGAAGTGACTGTTCATATTTCTTTTTCTTTATTTCATATGGCTCATCAAGATCAAACCCTCTTGTGGTTCCCACCTCAAAAACATTCTCACTGCTTATGTAATCTGGAGTCTGATCTGTTGACAGACATTGATTATAATTGATGTTCAATTCACTCAACCTCTCACTGAAGCGCCTCTCTTTTGGCATGCCAAGCAGTTCTGTAACCATATCATGTGGCAATTTGTGTGCGTCACTTTTGTGTACATTGATGGTATAAGTGTCTTCAGATTGAATTGATGAAGGAAAAGAAGCTATAGTGTCATTATCACGAATGCCTCCTTGAACATTGCGGTTGAACAAAATGCTGACCGTGCCAGCAAGGCGATTGGGCCTGAATATTGGTGTAGGGATTTCAACTTCCATCCCATTTCCATGATCAGATGTTATTGGCTGTTCTGATATCATTGCTCCTTCTAAGATATTCACTCTATCAGCACCTATCCTGATTCCTTGACATTTGAGTTGACCATAGAAATATTCATCAATCAGCCATCTCATGTGTACCATTAAATATTTTGTCTTGAGTATACTGCACTCTCTAGGAGTTACATGCAATTGATTATGAGATGATATTACAAAAGACAATTTCCTTAGATCAGTCAACTTATCTGTTGATTTGAAGGATTTATCATCCTGTTTTGCTTCAATCACACCATATGCTTTCAAATAATCAAAAAAATCAGACAAAAGTGGATTCTTGCCTAGTTCTATTCTAGCATGTTCCCTACACTCTTCAGAAAGAGTCAACAGATAACAGTATCCTTCCATTTCTTGTATTTCATTTGGAATTTCTTTATGATTTAGTCTTTTTGTTATTTCCCAGATGCATCTTTCTTCGGCATAATATGATACACCAACACCCATCATGTGTCTCATGCCATAGTTATTCATATCAATTTCATCTAAATACTTGATCACATTCGGCCTAGGTGGAAATTCAATGTTATCACCTAGCTCATTGTATTTGACAGTATATCTCATGCTGAAATAAGTAGCCTACACATTGTGCTTTATTATC